AGCAGTTCTGCGTAGTTTGCTGAATGTTCACTTAGTCTATTAAGTTCGTACTTGCCGCAGAACTTTAAGAATTGTGCGCCTACCATTGGTCTACTTTGCTTTACAGCACCTGCTTGAACAGTTCCGTCAATCTTTGCTTTGATATCTGCAGGTTGTGCAGCGAGATCCACTAGAGTCACATTGCGATTATAATCATCTAGCACTCTATGCTCAACTCCATTATGATCAGTCCACCGCTGGAGCATGAGATTGTTCCAGTCAAATCCCTTTTTATCTCGATCAGCAAACGCTTCAGTGAGACCAACTTTATTTTTGCTACCTTTGGTCCTAACACCAGGATAGGCGGAAAAGACGTTATCTGTCGGATCACCGCGCATACACTTCTCAAACAGGATCCATTTTGGATCAGGTATGACCTTGGGAGCTTTAGTTTTCTTGTCAAGGACTAGTTTACCTTTCTTGTCAAAGATACCTTCTAGTGTGTGAAGTTCATCGGCAACACCATTATATTGCTGTACATTCGGTGCCAGCAGTTGGTAAAAGTCAGTATCGGATGAAACAATAACGTGATGGTCATCGGGATGGTTCCAGATCCAACCAGAGATAAGATCATCTGCTTCGAGCTCGCTGTGTTGGAGCACGGTGCAATTAGTTTTTTCAGCAAGAAAAGTCTTAAGATTATCGAAAGCTTCCCAAAAAAGTCGGTCCTCTTCAGCTTCCGCCTCCGTGAGAGCCGCCCTCGCGACTGCTCTATTCTTTTTATATGGCTCATAGAAATCTTTGCGCCAGCTCCGCCCTTCGAGGCAGAATACCACATGATCAGCTTTTTGATCTCGCCACGCTTTATTAACTGATGCCAGGGTGACATGAATTGCAAATCCTAATCGATCCCATGTGTCCGATTGACGATGGGCCGAATGGCGAGCACGGAAGAATGTGTTTGCTGTGTCTACAATTAGATATCTCATACAGTAATAGTAGCATATTATAACAGCTTGGTCAAGTGCGGTAAAAGAAATTCTGCCCATTTTCTGTGAGCATCTGCTCGAAAATGGTAAAATCGATTTGATTGAAATCCCCGGTCCGTTAACCATTTCCAATACGTCATGTCAGGATCATATGGTTCAATATAGCAGTCAGCCCAATCTTCCATTGGTTGATTCCGAAAATCGCTGTAGCAATTGAAAAACAAATGAGGGATGGATAGATCGACTAGTTCTTGGTGAAAAGCAAAAATTTCTTCGTGTGCTTTTTGCTCGTAATGGGCCCAATTAATATCAACGACATATTTTTTATAACGTTCTTTGATCGTATCGGGCCAGTCCTTTCCTACTCCGCCTGCGTTTACTTGCCAAAACACATCGTCAAGCATCCATTCTTCTCTTTCCCATGTGCTCCATCCAATAACAATCGCATCTGGTGTACCTTCGTTTTTGAGATAATCTCTTGTTGTTCTTATTATTCTTGTATTGCTACTGGCCGATTCTGCATCGCAGTGTAATACGGCTCTTAATTCGTTAGCAAGCAAGCAACCATAACTAGCACGTTCGTTTTCTGGATGTGGTTGTCTTCCTAATCCGCGATACAAAGGATCATCCTCAGCAAAACAATAGGGAACTACAGATTCAGCGCCAGCACTGTGACTATCGCCGTTGACATAAAGGATCATGATATCTCCGATCGGCCATTTCCTAAATCATTTCTATCTACTCTGCGTGGACGAGCGTCAATGGGTTGATTGGCTTCCCATTGTTCAAAATTTTCGTTTAGAATATTTCTGCACACGCTTTGAAACCAACGGTCTACAATTTCGGCATCTGTGTCATCTTTTTTCTGCATGTATCCGGCTTTTACCAATCTAGCAACAAATACTTCATTCCAGTCTAATTCAAAAGCGCCATTACCAACATCATCCGGATCAAGCTCTACGCTAACAACGCTGATGTAAGGCTCACTGGCTTCGGTTGCCAGTTCCTTTGCTGATTTGACCTTAACTTTTGGTTTAGGCTTTTCTTCTTTTACTTCTGGTTTCTTTTTTAACCAATCGAACATATCTATCCTTTGTCATCTTTGATTTTAACAAATCCTACTTCGTAATATAAACCCAAAAGATCTAAATCTTGCAGTTTATATGTTATAAATTTAGGTCGCCACCAATTGTTAATTTTGTCTAGCCTAATAATCATTGTTCTAGATTTAATCCTTAACGACCACATTATGGTCGTTTTTGTTCTTAAAAAATAAAAATTAACCCGCGGCACGTCAAGTGCCCCATTCATTTTTAAACAACGGTACTTGCAATCGATCACTATATCTTAGTCCGTGTTTCATTGCAGCTATCGCTACTGCGCGATTGTTAAGAGAATATACACTTTCAACACCACCCACTGGCATTAGATACACATCGCCTTTAAATCCTGCCGCACGATATTGATCTCTTGCTTTTAATGCGTCTTGTACATCCGCTTCTGTTGCAACAACAAACTTGAGATAAGTGTGACCAATTTCTTGATAGCTACAAACAACGTCCGGTCTAATAGCTTCCTCCCACCGTTCGCCGCTAGCAGGAAGTTTAGCACTCACACTAAACGTGAGAGCATTATGACCTCTACGACCAAGTTTAGGATTCAGCGTCCAGTCTAATAGATAGTGTCTAAACTCTTTTGACAACTCCTGAGTGCCGTTAGTTTCAAAAGTAATTTCTTTTAGTTTTTGCATACGAGGATGATTCAATAGATCCTCATAACTGCGCTGCCAACCTAGCAATGGTTCGCCACCAGTGATAACAAGATGTTCGTCCTTCCACTTGCCGTGCGGAAGAATTTCCATAATACGTTCCGCAATTGCATCACTAGTTAGTACAGGACTAAGATCTTTAAATCTTGGATCCCACGACGCATAACTGTCACAGCCGGTACTAACTAAGGGTAGTTCTTCATACTTGGTGTACTTGGCGGGATCTACTGACTCTGCTTCTTTGCTCAACTCACCTCTTGGCATACCAAAGCCAGCACATTTAAAGTTGCAACCAAATGTGCGAAGAAAGACACTAGGAACGCCCATATAGCGTCCTTCGCCTTGTATACTATAAAATAATTCTGCTACTTTGATTTTACTCATTGTCTATTCCAAAATGTTGTTTGATTGCTAGTTCATGTATGTGTGCAGGTTTGGCATAAAGAAACTCTTTGGGAATTCTATCTTGTTGGTAAACAACTTGAATACAGTCTTGTACAATTAGATGACCAAATCGCACAATTGCTTCTCTAGCATAGTCATCTAATTCGTCCCAACATCCTTGTGCCGTTAGCCCTGCCTGGTACAATAAATTTTCAAAGTTATCGTTCAAGCGAACAAATCCTCATTCCATTCTCTATGTCCTTCACGGAAAGCCATGTTAGCTTGTGTCTCGCGTACTTCTACACGATAGCACCAAAGACGTTCAGCTTCGCTTGGTCCCCACATGTCCGGAATGTACACACCGTTAACAAACTTGTACAGTTGGTCGGCAAGTCCTTCACAACCTAATTTTGGTAGCACAACAATCTTGGCCATCTTCCGTTCTTGAAGCAGCTTAAATGTTTCCAATTCTGGATCATCTTGTGCCACAATAAGTGTGTGGTCAAATTGGTCTTCGAGAATCTTTTTAAGTTCTTTTAAGCCGCCGTAATCAGCTGCCCAATTGCGTACATCTAGATCGTCTGTACCAAAATAAAACTTCATGCTAAAGCTATAGCCATGAATTAGATTGCAGTGACTATCGGCTCGCCATTGGCGATATGCACATGGAAATGCATCGTGATATTCTTTTGTGCTTGTGTATTTGTAAACTCTCGTTGCTAAAGACATTTTATTCTCCTATGTTAAGATTTTAGCATAGGCCTGCAGAATTTGTAAAGCGGGATGAAGAGCCAGGAAGGCCGCTGTGTAGAATTTTATTTATACTTTGCTATTGCTTTAATATAATACAATTGGCCGATACACGATAACGATCTGAACCCCATCCACGAATAACTACCTCTCTTGTTTTAAGGCATTCTTCATATCCTGCAGTCGGCAAAACGATAGATCCTTTTGCCGGGGGCACATTAGGCGACACCGTATGTAGCATTACAATCAAGGTCCACATAATTAAACCGTTTCTCGGGCAAGCCGTTCCATTTGTTCTTGCAAATTGTTTGCTGTAATATGTTCAAAAAATTTCATAATAAACATGCTAGCAGTTGGTGCATCATCACCATGAAAGTGCAGTCTAGTACCACTGTTTCCATTATGGTGATGATGGCATCTTTTACCTTTACCGTAGCTTACATAATATTTTGATTGTTCGCGACCGCGCATGTCGTACCATTGATCTTTCCATACCACACCGCCAATTAGGCCGTACCACTCAACCATTTCATCAGTTAATCGATCTACGTCAATCCAGACAGCATAAGTGACGGTACATCCTGGTGGTAATGCAATCATTGTTCCCACCAATGTTCCCAAGGGAACACTGCCCAACAAGGATTTTCATATTTGTTTATATGAACACCAGCAAAGTCGATGTTTTTAAAACCACTCGCGTCATTATTAACTAGCACTGCAAATCGTGTTGTTTTGTTCCAGACTGAATCCCAAGCGGCATGATTTGGTAAGCATCCACTGGACCAATCTTGTTTAATCCATTCAAGGGTAGCACCTGTGTCGTTGATATCATCCACAATCAAGATTTTTTTTCTATAAGCCGGATCAACTTTGGTATCTCCGCCATTTCTCTCATCTTCAGGCACATATCCAAATGCTTCTTCGGCCATCCATAAATTGCTTTCTGGCCCACTGGCACTGTCTCTTAGACTGACATTTAAGGTGTGCATAGGAACACCTAAATATTGACTAATCATAACAGCAGGTATTAGTCCGCCTCGTGTCAATCCTACAACGTAATCAGGACGCCAATTTTGTGCATACATGTCTCGTAGTATTGATTGTACCAACGATTGTATATGTTTATCGGAATAATAAAGTTTGTTCATTCTGTGCCTCTAAATTGTGTGTTAGCAGAATCTACTGCTTCAATTATACCTGCACTAACATTGTATGCCTGTATAGAGTTAATTATAGCACGAACATCTTTAGGAAAGCAAGCACCGCCGTAGCCAAATTGGCCATCAGGTCCGGGCACTTGATTATGACTGGATCCCATACGATCATCTACTTCAATCATTTCTGTAAACTTGTTCCAATCGCCACCTAACTTTTCACAAAGCCGATGATACTGATTTAGTACAGTGACTTTGGTTGCTAAAAAACTATTCATAAAATATTTTACAAGACTTGCTGTGACTAAATCTGTAGTTATAATTGGTACAGTGAGTCTAACTGCACTTGCTCGTATAATACGAATTACATCGTGGCCGTCGTTATTGCCGCCTACAAATATAAATTCGGGATTTAGATAGTCATAAATGGCTTGTCTAGCGACCAAAAATTCGGGAACATGATAAAGATTATGAACATGTTTGTAATCTAACCAAAAATCCGGAGGAACGGTACTCTTTACAATAATAGCACCCGAGTAATTCCCAATTAAAGATTTTAATGTATCTTTAATAACAGTGGTATCACATGCACCATTATTACTAGACGGTGTTGGCACACAAACAAAAATTGCACCAGGTCTATCGTTAATTAGTTCGTCAATACCGCTTACAGAACCTGCAACTGCTGGATCGTAAAATTTTACAGAATGTTGACTGCCGAGCCAGCTGGCCTCAACTGCTCGACCAACATAGCCCATACCAATAATACCAATTTTCATAAATTGGCGTCTTAGTCTCGTTCCATTGCACTTGCTTCTTTGATCAGTAGTACCAACTCATCTAGGCTATTGCAAAGAATTTTAGTACTGGCCCAATCACCATCTTCGGTACGTCCGCTGGCTTCAAACATAAATCCATTGTCGTACATGTTTACAGTAAAGCTATCGCCAATTTTACTTAGTTTGTCTTCGATTTTCATTTTTTCTCCTTGAAAAATTAATAGATTATTTAAGTCCCTTTTTTTTCTTTTCTTCCTGCATACCTTGTGCTATCATTTTTTTAACTATCAGCATAACTCTGCCTTTTTCTTTTTCAGTTAAAATCTTTACTAGAGCGAGTTTGTCATCATAACTTTTAGCTCCATCTAAAAATTCTGCTGGTACAGTAAGTTTAGGTTTTTTTGGTTTAAACTTGTTTAAATTTGCTTTAACATCATCATCATTATCGTCGGACATTCATTCTATTCTTTCTTATCTCCAAATAGCTGAAGCAAGCTTAGAAATAAATTAATAAAATCTAAGTATAGTGTTAGAGCACCCATTACTTCAACTGCCGGACCATCCGATTCCATGATCTGTTCTCTAATCTTTTGAGTATCATATGCAGTCAATCCTAAAAAGATTATAACTGC